GTAGAGGTCTTGAAAAGACTATGGACTACTTTAATAAAACATTACTTCCTGCCGTTATCATAGAAATCGGTAATGAAGATGGTGTTTATGAAACTAATACTGCACGATATAAGCTCTACGAAACCTATGGCGGAGTAGAAGTTGACCCGCATGTAGTATCTGATGATTTTAAGAAAATCCAAATAGTTGAGAAACTAGATAAAGTAAAAGCCAGAAAGGCAGCAATATCAGCTCATAAGGCTGGTGATGATATGCCCGAAGGTATCAATATAACCCGTGTCAAAAGAGTGAAGCGTACATAATAGTTGTATAATGCATTCTTTTATTCATAAATTATGTGGGCTTGGCCCAATGGTAAAATCCGTTAGGAGAGGCTGGCTGGCCTACCATTTTAGCTAGGCCCACTTATTTATGAAGTATGATAAAGAAACATTTAAAGAAGTCTTAGAGCCTCATCATCGTACCTATTGGAAGATTGCTTATACAAAGCTCCAGAGGAAAATGCAATCCCTCAAATCTTCCCTTAAAAAACGATCTGAAGATGCTGATGTCAAATTTGACATTACAATGGAAGACCTCCGTGAAATGTTTTATGTTAAGTATGGCAAATCTTGCAGATACTGTAGAAAAAAACTAACTCTTAGAAATATGGTATGTGATCATATTATACCATTATCAAAGGGTGGAGATTCTTTAATAGATAATCTACAGCTTATTTGTAAATCATGTAATACTAGAAAAGGCCCACTGGATGAAAAAGACTTTGAAGAGCTTATCTTCTGGGTAGAAACATTAAAAGACGAAACAAAAGAATACGTTCTTAGAAAGCTAGCTAAAGGAGGAAGATATTGAATTTAACTAGAGAACAAAGCGAAATAATAATGACTGCTTTAAACAACTATAGAGGAGAACTCTATATAAATAATAATGATACAACCGCATTAGGAAAGGTAAGTGATCTTATTAAAGGCATCGAAGATGAGATGGAATCAAAAGATATAGGACAAAAGAAGATTCCTATAGCCAATCAAGTCTCAGATGGTCATACAGAAATTGGTTCTGAAACTGGTATAGAAGAAGAGTATAATAAAATGCTTCCATTACCAGAGGCACAAAAATGTGAGGTGTGTGATTAATACGACTAATAATATTGTTGAAGTTCCATTCACAAAAGAAATGACTTTAAATGCTAATGCTAAGGCTAATAGCTTAGGAAGTATAGATAATTCTATTTTAGATGGAAAAGGTAATTTTGCTGGTTATCTTGGTGAAGAAATTGTAGCAGATTATATGAAAGCCTTACAAATTAGTACCGATGAAGGTGATGAAAAATATAGTTACGATTTAGTAAAAGATAATCAGAAGATAGAAGTAAAAACTAAGCGTAGAACAGTTCCCCCAAAAGGTTTCTATGATGCAAGTGTTGCCGTTTATAGTAGACATCAAAATCCAGATATATATGTTTTTGTTAGTCTACAATATATTGATAATGTCCCAGTTAAAGCTTGGATATGCGGTCAAAAAGATTCTGAAGAATACTTTAAAGAAGCAACCTTTTATTCTAGAGGAGATATAGACCCATCAAATAACTGGGTAGTTTCTGTAGATTGTTATAACTTACCTTATAAGGAATTAGATAGAGTAACCCCTAATGAACAATAAACAAATACTAAAGAATAAGGTAATTTATCTTGAACAAACCTTACTTGAAGCTGAATTTGCTATGCAACAAATGGCTGGTAGAATCGATGAAATGCAATCGAAAATTAATAAGTATAAGATAACTGATGATCCTAAACATCTAGAACAGAACAATGATTTGATTCTTGAACTTATCAAAAAAAGATTGAAAGTCGGTGCTGAACAATATCATCAAAATGTACCAATAATGCCTAAAGATGATATAACAAGAGATAATTTCTACGAAGCTGTTGAAGAAGCACTTGATTTATCCGTATATTTAGCTGCGTATATGTTGAGGCTGATGGAGGAGAAAGAACGCAGGGAATTCGAACCGACGACAGCAGACGAACATAATAAGAAAGAAGATGATGAAAACAGAAAAGAAAAGGAAAGCTCAACTTGAGTGTGCTAATTGGCACTTAGGTAACTGTCTTGGCTGCATGATCCACATAGACAGAGCTTATCTTAAAAGAAATAATTGGGCTCCAGTATTTTTACACATCGATAAAGAATTACAAGATAAGCCTTGTATTGTCGACACAAAAGAAGGCTGCCAATATTTTAAGAATTTCATGCAAAGATAGAACTACGTTTAACGGTTAGGTTTTCTTTATTTTCCCAACCCAGTAGTCTATCCCTTCCACAAAAGGGAGATCGTTTTACTGTTTTCGGTCTCCCTTATCTTTCCAATAACTATGAAGCAACATAGCTGCCCCAGTAACTGCACCAACAGCACCAAGTCTTGATATTGCAAATCTTTTCATAAAAGCCTTTGGCAATGCAGTCCCATATCTAGCACCAGCATATTGAGATTTTAACTTATTCATAACCTGTCTTTGAACCTTAGTTCTAGGGTCTGTTAAAGCCTTAGGTTTGGGTACATGCTTTGTAGTTCTTTTAGGAGGTTTTGCTGCAGGTCTGGTCTCTCTATCTTTTATTTCTTTAAGGATTTGAGGAATCCCTATTTCTTTAGGCTTAACAATATTTAGCACTGGTCTGTCACCAACTCTAAATTTACCCCAATCTCTCATATCATTAGCATGTAGTCTAACTTTAGTAGGTTTCTTATTGTTCCATTCAACAACACCCTGATATCCTCCCCAGTCAGGATCAGGTTTCATCATTGGAGATAAGTGAAAGAATATTCTTCCTTTACGCCTTACATAAGATAATTTATTAGATTTTAAATATTTTTCTATCTGATCAATTCTAGGTTTATTATTTTTTTGATTCATCATAGCAAATAGTCTTGCAGACCTAGGATCAAACTGCAATCCAAACAGAACATCTCCCGTAACTTTACTTTTAGTTTTTAATGCATATAATGTATTCTTCATATCTATACCTTGGGCATCGGTAAGTATTCTTGCTATATCATCACTATTCTTTCCTAGATGGCCTAACCCACTAGCTCTTTTATAATCCATAATTTTTACTTGTTTAGTAACATCACCATACTTCTCTACTATAGTTCCAGTTCCCTTTAAATCACTGAACATTGCATAGTTAGTAGAATCACTAACAAGTTTCGCATTAATTTTCTTATGAACAGATTTTAATTTAAGGTCATATTCTTTAACCTTACCTTTTGTAGGATTTTTTATCTGGTTAAAATCATCATATATTTGATTTATTTCTTCTTGGTATCCACCTAGTTCACTCCAAGATTTTTGAGTTAAGCCAGTTGCTTCATAAGCATAATTAGACCAAGGATTTACATATCCAGCAATTCCTCCTCCAACACTTTTACCAGCTTCCTTTATAAAAGCTCCACCCTTTGCTAAGTCTTCTCTGCCTAATACTTTACCATAATAACCATTTAACCAATTACTCCAAGTATCTAAACTTTTTTTAGCGAAATGACCAGTTCTCTTACCCTGAGTCATAGCAGCTGCTCCACCCCCTATAAGACCTGTTCCTACCATTCTTTGAAGGTTGAGATTATCAACATCACTTTGTATTGCTTTATGTATATCGAATTGGTCTTTTTCTTTTATATAATCCATTATTCAGTCTCTATCTCAGGTTCGCTACTTTCTAATCCAAAGACTCCACGAGGTCTAAGAGTCTTTTGATCCTTACGTTTCTTAACTTCTCTACCAAACTGTTGATAAGGTAACCCAGTTAACTTCTCTATCGACCTTGTAGGATTCTCTATCAATCCACCTTTACCACCATAGAATACATTACCAAACACATCATGTCCCATTCTACCAAATGGAATCATACTCCATAGATAGTATCCAGCCAATCTTTCGTAATCACCAGTTACCATACCTTTAAATAAAGGGGGAAGCAGCCTTGCAGCAGGGGGAGTAATCAATTGTAGAGGAGCTAACGCTGTTGGATAAGTTCCAAAGAAGGCTCTACTTCTTTCTTTATCGTTACCAAAAGCCCAGTCAGCCATGTCTTGTAGCCAATTCCAAGGTGCAGGTAGAGCATTTTCAAACAATGAATACATAAATACAGAGGATAAGCCCAACATTAGCAAATCCAGAGTAGCCAGTCGTTGAAATCTAGCAAACTCCTCTGTTCCCGGTTCCCAGCCTCTTAAGGCTGCTTCTTTTATAACTTGGTTTCTAAATCTTACAGAGTTCCAAGCCCAGAGTTGGAATCTTGTCATAGCCTTACCCATAGTAGACCTAGCGAAAGCTGGTCTGAAAGGAGCTGAATACAAGAACTGAGTAGATTTTACACCTTCTTTTGCCATCTTAATAAGTATAGGATCATCAAATCTTGTTATAGCACCTTCAAAGTTGTTCCTAGCTTGCAGATAATGGGCCATAAAGGCATCTCTACGGAGAGTTCTCTCTGGTCTCCGCATGAACCATGCAGCTTTATTAAATATAGTGTCAGAGATACCATGTTTCTTAGCAATAGATTTTAATTCTACATCAGCTAAGTTAGGGTCTTTCTTTATCTTCCCAGTAGCCTCTGCAAAGAAGTCTTTCCATTTCTTACCCTTAAATTTAGGGTTAAGACCAGCTTCGTAAATAAGAAAGTCTTCTACGACACCTAGTTTATATACCCAATCTTCAACATCAGTAATACTTTTCCATTTATCATTAACATTAGCCTTTAGATATCTAATGTTACGACCATTTAAATAATTTTCCATTCCAGTAGAGGCTAAGGTATGTACAGTACCACCATAAAGGTTAGCTACAGCACTTTTCGGATGAGCTAGTAATGTTGCCAATTGATATTTAGCCTCTAAATTCCCCCATCTAGCAAGGTTACCAAAGTCAATACCTTTTAATTCATCAGGAAGGTCTTTCTCTTTCTCTTTTCCTATGCCAAGCTTAGTACGAATAGCATTTATCTTATTTCTAACATTCCCATCATTCCACCAAGCTAAAGGAGTACCTTTTATTTTCATATTAGGATTATTTAATACACGATCAGGTATCTGCTGTGGATAACCAAGAGCATCCTGAGCATATAAGTTAAAGAAATCAACCCACTCGAATGTGTGCTTAGGGTCTCCATGCTTTTTTAAATGCTCACCTTGGAACTTATATATATCTGATCTTACCTTAATTTGAGCAGCATGTTTATACATATTATCTATAACACTTTTCATATATCCAGAATAGACCTCTGGTTCAACACTCCAACCCGGTACATGAGCATCACGAGCATGCTGGGAACCAACTTTTCTATTACTAGTAAACCAATTTATACTTTCACTCTTTACTTGTTGTTTCTTTGCTATATCACTTAAAGCCTGCATAGCATGAGAATAAGGTAAGTTTATTTCATCGTTGGGTAGCCAGTCTCCAGTAGCCTGTTTATAATGAAAGATAGCTTTAATTAATTCTTTATCCTTTGCTTCTTTAGATAAGAACGGATCAGCGTCAAGAACTTTTATCAACTTAGCCAAGCCTTCTCCAGCTTGTTTTCTATCTCCAGATACATGAGGCCAATATAATTCATAATCTATTTTACCAGTAGTTCCGATATCAAGTTTATCCATTATATTTTTCTTTATAGACTCATGTGCTTTAGGAAAATAGGAGATCATTTGACTTTTTGCAATTTCTCTAATCCCATCTATACCTTCACTCATATCAAGGAGTTCACCCTTTATTATAGCATCATCAAATTTCTTTAAAAACTTTTCTACAATATGGTAGTCACCCTTATAATTCTTATACTTATCTCTCATTGGACGATAGGTTCTTTCCCATTCATTGACACCAAGCATATCTCGACCACCAGTCATCCAGCCATGTACTTTTTCGTTCCATTTTTTCAGTACATTATTAATATTATCTGTTACCTGCTTGCCTGTCATCTTTACAACTTTATCACCAATTGTTACATCATAGACCTTATGCTGTAATTCTTCCCAATTATATTCTTTCTGTATCTCATTCCATTTGTTTATATATTCTTTTGAAAATGCATTATATATACTCTTACTATCTCCCCACCTATCTTTAAACTCTTTTGATGTAACATATCTAAATTCTCTACTTCTTACAGCAATTCTAAATAGCTCTGCACCATCCTGAATACTCTCAAGATATGGACGCATATCACTATCAAACTTATCTTTTTCCCTCTCATACTTTTGAGTAGCCTGCATCTGCATAGCATGAACACCACTTTGTATCTTAGTCATCATGTTATCAGGTTGTATAACCTCTCCATGCACCCAACCAAACTTATCTTTATATGGAGCACGAGCCTTTACGAGTTTCAAATCATATCTCATTAAATCTTGACCAATAGCCTTTGGAAACATAAGATGATGCCAACCAGTAATCTTTGCAGCTTTATCTACTGCTGGTCTCATCATTCTTTGCCACCAAGTACCATCTCTAGTCATCTGAAACCATCGTTCCAATGTTTTCCAATCTTCTAAAGACGCTACATTTAAATCTTTTTTGGTAAGCCATCTCATAACCCCATTTAAATCTTTACCTACTATATCATTGAAATGGTTCAAGTGATTCTTTAACTTATAAGCAAGTTCACTTGCCTCTTTTGATAACTCTCCTTTATGTAGCCCTACAAATGGAGCATATTCATCGAAATATTTCTTTGTCTGAGCATCTTTTTCTGGGTTCTCCACCACCATACCAGTAATTCTATTACCTTCAGAATCAATAAATGATTTAGGTTTCTCAACTTCTTCAGCACCTTTCGTTGCTTTTTCAACTGTCTTAGGGTCAGAAACATCAATAGTATAGTCGAATAACTTAGAGTATTCCTTTAACATAGAACGGACAGAAGAATCTGGTACAGATTCAGATGCAAAGCCGACTCTCGACAAAGTAGTTTTTTTAGAATCGCTTACCATATCTTCTAGGTCTTTAGCAGCTCTTTCCGTCTTAGGAGCTCCATGTTTCTTATAAAAAGCTTTTCTATCAAACTCTCTGCCACGCCATTGAGTGCCCAGCATAAAAGCATCAAACAAATCAGACTCTTCTTTTGTTAAGTTCTCTTTATATTGTCTTATCCTCTGATCAATAGAGGCTTGGTTCAATGCTGTAGATTGTTTCTCACCATACACTTCTTGTTGAGCAGCTTCTAGATAAGCTATCTCTATCGGATCAAGAGTAGCATTCTTCTTATCTATTTTCTTAGATTGATTAGCAAGAACATAGCTATTCCTTTTTAAGAAATCCGCAGATTCAGCGAGTTCTCGTATGCGAATATCAGGAACATCTACTGCTAACTTAGCTATCCTTCTTATACTAGCAATATCAGATAAGTCATTTACAATAAAGTCTTCTGCTTTCTTAACAATATCAGTCAAATGTCTTGCACGTTGTTCCATATTATCTGGATCAAATCTATCCCATTTATTCCTATTATAAGCTTTAAAATGTTCCCCAGCTAATAAATCTCTACGATAATCTGGATGTTCCTTATTCAATTGTGCTTCCATACCCTCTTTAGTATGTAATTTAAAATCCATAACTAACTTATAATATGGACTCTTTGTAACCGCAGAAGTTTTACGCCCTAAAATATCCCTTATCCAATCAAAATCCTTTAACGATTTTGCATGTTCTTTGTATATAGTATCTAAATTTTCTACCTTCAATCTTTGTAATACACCATCACTCCAGTCAAGACCATGCATATCAGCAGCTAATTTAGGTAAGAAAGTATTCCTACTAGCATCTGGCAACCCTCTAGTAGGATGATTCATAGCTTCTAGCTTATCATGAATCTCCCACATATGGAATCTTCTATTCTCGGCATAGTTCCTACTATACAAAGCCTGATTAACATCTCTCATCATACCAATGACAGCACTTTTTTTATGACCAGAATGAATTAACTTATCATACTTATGAATTGGCACACCCTTAGAATTGACGATTTTATACTCAAACAAAGCATTAGTCTGCTTATCTAGTAATTTTTCACCATACTTACCAAAGTTTAATCCGGCTTCATCCATAGGGTCTGAAGCTAATCCAACAGCAGCTCTAGAGACTCCCCTAAACGACCTGAGATTCTTATCTCCTTTTTTAGCCCTTACTCTTAATATCAAAGGCTTATCAAAATCTTTTACATTTATTTTTACATAGACAGTAGAATTAGGCATAGCTCTGACAGCAGAGTAGGCTGATCTTACATATGTTGCCTGAGTAACAGCTATACCAAGTTGTGACCGACCACTATAAGCCGCATCTGAAGCTATTTGTCTAGTTACAGGAGAATACTGAAGTGCTACATTATCACCAACGTCATACTTAACACGTCCAGAAACTGTCAATTCTTCATGGTAAGATTTACCAGTCAAGGGATTAATACTCAGTTTATTATCTTCTTCGACTCCCTTCTTAACAAATTCATTCTTAGACCAGTCGTAACTATCTTTCCATTTCTTCTTAAATCCTTCTCCCTTACCATCAGCAGCTCTACCTCCAAAGAAGACAAAAGCCTTATCACCATCTAGATCAGCACCTCCAAGAGCCTTCATTGTTCTACCATGAAGCAGTGATCCAAATCCACGCACCCCAGTAAAACCACTAAAGTGCAGTACATGAGCTCCACTCATTGAATCCATAGGTACACGAACAACAACAGACCTGAATAATTCTTTTAAAGGTCTATCTTTCTTCCCACCATCAACATACTCATCCCATAACTCACCTAATTCACGCTTACCCCTTTGACCTATACCAGTGACATCAATCTTTAGTTTTCTAAATCCTTCGTCTAGGAAATATATATCATCTCTTTTCTCTAATTCTTTTGTAGGGCCCTCTTTAGACATACCTATTTCATATGGTCTCATCCTTGTAGAGCCACTATTTCCCACTACTGGTCTTGTTATACTATTTACAATATAATTTCTTATCACTGACATTCTATAGTCACGACTAAACTTATGTAAAAAACCAGCTATACTTCTAGGAACTAACTTCTGTATCCTGTCATGAACAATGACATAATCAGACATTTCATTTTTCATTTGCTCTAAATCTTTATCAGTATATTCACCATCAGCACGCATATCCTCAATAACATCCCTATTATACTTTTGTATCTTAGCATAAACCTGATTAGCAAATAGTTCATTACCCGGCTTCTTTATAGCACCGAGCAACTCATGAATACCAACCTTATCTAAATTGTTTATAATTTTTGGGATATCGCCTTCATAAGCAGATGGATTTTTTGACATCTTTTTAACTAAAGTATTATACTCTGTTACCCCAGCTGCACGACTTCCGCTAAGAGTCTCGTACATATCTGATATAATATCACTCATAGCCGCATTATATTCTGATTCATTCTTAAAAGGAGCACGAGTAGGGTCAAAATAAGAGAATGGAGTAAAGTTTGTAAACATTTGTTTAGGTATATGCTGAGATTCAATACTGTGCGTATCTGTTTTCTCAGACATTACTACTTTTAAATCTTTAATAGGTAACTGATAGCTCTCAGCATCAACCTTAGGCTGGTTTCTCTCCCATAACATATTACCAACTTTTCTCTCACCTATCTGCTTTGCAGCCGATCTAGGTATAATCATATGTATATTATGCTTCTGCATATACTTTTCTAGCTTAGGCGTAGCTGAATGTATCATATACTTACCCAATAGAGCTCCATATTGGGCACTAGGAGACACTATAAAGGATTTGTTGACCCCACCCTCCAAAGGAAGCCCTGCTGCGTAATTTAGGCCATCTACAACGTCAGAACGTCCTATTATACCGCCATCAGTAACTTCAGCATGCTTACTATTAGGAGTCCCAACAGCATGAGCCATCTCTATTCCTAAATCCTCTACTAGTTTTACATTAAAATTACCATCTTTTATATCCCCCTTACCTTTTCTAGCTTTCTCAATGACCATAGCAACAGCTTCAGGATCAGAAGAGTAACCAGATGTAAGCCAGATTTGAGAGCGTTTATTAAAAGCTTTTGCATTGTTTATATACCCCTTTTTTAATACCTTGCTAAATTCGTTTAGGCTACCATAACCATTTAGCCTAATATCGTATAATACATTAGATATATATGCTTTATCAAATATTTTACCAGCTCGACCTTCACTACCAATACCCTTAGCATATCTTCTTATAAATTCTTTTCTGCTTTTTTCTATTTCTTTTATATCCTTAGCAGGAACTTTGGCTTTTTTCAAAGTAGATTTTATAAATGACATATCCTTTTTTATTATACCAACAGAATCAGAAACATCTGGATGGTATTTCATGAAGTATAATCTCTCTGCATCACCTCTTCCACCGTAATAGTACATTCTATTCTTCCTAGAGTTCATAAACCCCATAAGATTCCCAATTTCTCTATTATAAGCAGTTTCAGCAGCAGCTAAATCTTCCTTATCGGGGAAACTACGTTGATTCTTAGCAGCACTACGTCTTGCTAAGTAATCTTTATACTTAGTAAGCTCAAACTCTCTTATACCAGTAGGTGTAGATTTAACAATATGATCTAATAAGGCATAGACTCCTCTTGGAACAGTCTCATTTGTACCATATTTCTTATTGTAGTCAGCAAGAAATACTTCCTCAATAACTTTTGGCTCCTGACTTAACTGCTTTCTATTCCCAGCATCATTTATAGCCATACCATGCTTATCTGTTCTTAGTATCCTAGGCTCACCATTTGATACAGTAATCATATTAACTGGACGTTGCCTTATTCTCATATACCCAAGATTACGCCAAAACATTCTATCTTTTTTTAGAGCAGAAAATTCTGGATGCTTCTCAGCAATATAATCAAGCATCTCAGAGCTTGGATTTTTACCTTCTTCTCTTCCGACTTGAATAAGATCAGACCACTTATCATTCAGCTCTTTAGCTACAATTAACTTTTCACCTGTAGTTTTTCCTTCAAGATATTCCCCCATATTATTATCAACAAAAGACTTAGCATTAATTGAAAGCTTAGCTGGAACTATTTGAGGATCAACATCTTCACCGCTAAGCTCCATCTCCTTCAACTCTTCCTCAGTATAATTTCTTACGGGCTCACCCTCTGCAGTAAATTCTATAGATTCTTTTTCTTTCTGAGCCTTTAAAATCTCCTTAGCTCTGATTTCTGCTTGCTCCATAGGAATACCTTGGGATTCAGCTATCTCATAAGTTAAAGCTATCTCAGGATCATACTTTTCTTTTGCTTTCTTTACTACCCAGTCTTGACCCGGCTTATCTATCTTATCCCAGCCAGAGACAAGTTCGGGATCACTAACGCCTAATTCTCCTGTAAGAGGATTTTTTGTTCTTTGCATCTTAGCCCAATGCTGTTTACCCATTCTTCTATGTACTGGCATTTCGTTAAAGCCGAAGTAAGCACCGAGTAAGTATTCATATACCTGCATTGGAGTCGTATCTCCACGAGCTGTGGATGGTAACCCAGTATAAAGTGATGATGCTAATGTTCTTAGAGCCTTATCAGCTCCTTGTGCACCAGTCTGAATAAGATTCCCTATACCTCTAAATACTGCACCAGTTTCTGCACCACCTATAAAAGCCTTCATCATTTCATCGACACCACCCTGCCAAGAACCAACAGCACTTGCAACACCCAGATGGAAAGCACCAGAAGCTACATCCTTCACAACATTATTTTGTAAAAACCCAGCAGCAGTTGTTGCAGCATCAGCTCTTCTGCCAATAGCCTTACCATACATAGCACTAGTTAACTTACTAGCTTGTTTAGTAGCATAATTAGCCACTACCATTGGAACTGAACGACCCTTTACAGCCCTTGCTGCATTAGCCAAATGGTGTGCACCCATAAGTGCAAATGGCTTTGATGGTATATAACCAACAAAACCAGCTAAGTGTCCTATATTACGAGCTATAGCCTCAGCGTCATCTACAGGTGGATCACCAACTTCAAAAGTAGTAAACCCACTAATGAAACCAGAGCCAACTTGCTTCATGACCTCTGCAGTCTTACCTAAAAATGAGTCTTGATTTTCTGAGAATGGAAGTTTGTAGTATTCAGCGTGATGCTCTATCGCTTCAAGAGTTTGATCATTGAATTTATCAGGCTGCTGATCATACAGCCTTTTATAGTCTCTTACTTGAGCAGGAGATAAACTTGGTCTGAATCCTTGAGGGACAGCCACACGTTATTCCCAGCGAGATGCTTTGTCAGCAGTCAGTTTATTGTATGCCCAAGGGACTGCATAAGCAGCTGCCATAGCTCCTATACCCCAAGGATTAGAAGCTCCAATGCCTCTCATTGCCCACATTAACAATCCTTTACCAGCCTTAGGCCCTAATGTTCTAGCCACATTAGCCATAACTAATCTAGTAGCAAGTTTTTTCTTAGCAGTATTCTTCCCTGCCTTTATAGCCTGCTTCCCCCAAAAACTTTTAGTACCTTCTTTTGCAGCTTCTCTTACAATCTTTGATTGAGCAGTAGCTTGCTTTAATGACATACCTTCCTTTTGGAACTTAGCAATTAATTCTTTATTATTTAATGATACTATAGATTTATACTTATCACTATATCTAAACCCAGCATCAGACAGAGCATCTACAGCTCCCTTAGTCCCCATACCGGGGCCACCTATTAAAGTAGGAACATATCTAGCTCCCTTTACAGTTGCATAAGCTCCTGCACCTATAGCAAGATCACTCCATCCAGTTGTCTTAACCTTGGGTGCCATAATACCGTTTTCATACATATACTGTAACATACCGGGATTCTCTTTAAATTGCCTTCTTATAGTCCTATCGGACATCCCGTATTGTCGCATTACATTTAATTGATTTGCAAGACTCATGTCATGCATTTGCTTACCTTGTTGATATTTCTGTTGAAACATTTGAGGATCAATACCTCTTCCCTTAGGCATATTGGCATTCATTTGCTCCCACATCTGAGAAGCATCCTCATAAGGATTCATATTGGCTATTGCAGCCTTATTAACTTTGCCATCAGGAGTCATCATCCTGCTTATAGGTAAAGCTTGCCTTGCAACTCGCTTATCGAAATCTATATTAGCATCATAGGCTTGAGCATCTTTATATCCCCTATCAGTTCCCACTGCTTCGAGAATAGGATTAAATATATCTTGTGGTACTGTAACTGGCATTATCTATCTACCAAATCAGGAGTACCCTGAGATTTTTTATACGCATGTTTTCCATATCCATACATCTTCTTTCCTAACCAATTTGTGATAGGTGCTGCCATACCAAATACTCCTGACATTGGATTTGATGAATACTCTTCTTCATAGCCCTTACGACGATCCTCTTCATGCATTTCTTGATATGGATTCCCTTCTCGATCAATATACTTTAATATTTGATTATATCTTTCTTGATCTAAGTTACCATCTTCCCCAGTTGCCATTTTTGCAGCTTTCTGCAATTTATCAGGATCATCTTTTGCTATTAAAATTCCCTTTTTTCTGCTATGCCAGTCTTCATCACCAACATTTTTTACATTCCAAGGTTCATCTGGTTTTGAATCATCATCTATATAGCCACCAGCTATAGCATCCTTCTTCCATCCCTCTTCAAAATCTGCATAATTTTCTTTAAATTTTTTGCCAAGTCCCATCATATATTGTAATGGCCCCTGTCCTCCACCTTGTGCAGAGGGCTGACCTGTAGAGGCAGCAGATGCTGCGGGAAGGTTCCCAGCACCCTGAGGAGATTGCCTCAAAGCAGGGGGAGTCCCAGCAGAATAAGGTGCTGCACCTTGTGCTTGCAACTCAGCTGAATGAGGATCGGCTTGTACACTAGCATTATACCAATTAGCATATTGAGTCTGGTCACTCTTTTCAGAATCAGGATTTAAGTTTTTAGATTTCCATAGTCTTAATTCTTCGCTAGTAAGTTCTGATAAAGGCTTAGGTGGTTTCATTGCAGCTCCACCAGCTGACCCAGTAGGCATCCCCTCTAAAAGAGTTTGCCAAACTGGAGATACTTGTCCTGTAGAAGTTTGAGGAGTAGGTTGACCCCATCCCATTTGACTAAAATCAGTATTAAATGTTGGTTTACCGTTTGCCATTATTCAGTTCTACCCCCAAAACCAAAAAGTGAAGGAAGGTTCTTCATACCAGTTCCAAGCTCTCCCAACAATCCTCGATATCCCTTTTCGGGAAGTAATCCTGCTCCAAGACCCATCATCCCTGAAGCCTGAGCCATACCCATTTGATTAGAAAAGTCTCTTTGTCCTTGTAATTGACCAGATATTTGCTGATCTATACCCCCCTGTAATCCAGCTGCTTGACCCAATCCTTGATTAAACTTATCGTAAACACCAGCCATAGAACTTCTTTTCATTCTATTTCTTATCGCATTAGCCTGACTTCCACCCATACCCATCATCATAGCATCTTCTACGCCCTTATTGCCCTGCTGAGAAGCTAAGTCCATAGCTTGTCCAGAATACTGACCAAAGTTAGTCATTCTGTCTATTAAACTTTGTTGTTTACCAAATACACCACGAAGTTCCCCTTCGGATGGTTGATTTTTAGCTAGATTACCAAGCTGTTGAGCTCCCTTATACTGAGCCATAGCTCCAAGTCCACCCATTAATAAGCCGCCAAGCATATTAGCTGCCATTATATATCTCCTTTATATGGATTTTTACCTTTGAATTTACACATATTTATCTTCATAGCAAATAGTTTTTATAATTTCTACACACCGCCACCACCGCCACTAGTATCATATACAGTTATACTCTCACTAAGTATCGTCTGAGAGCCAGAAGCGTCACAAAAAAATCTTTCAAATGCAGTACTAGATGGGACTACCTGCCCTATAGTCCAAAAATCTGTTCCTCCACCAGCACCAAGAGTATGAAGCCAACTAAAGGTAGTTGATGTTCTTGTAAAATTTGAAGTACTATCATTCCCACTAGTTCTGTCATCTTGCCATTTACTGCCTAACCAACTTGTATTCGGAGTCATTACTCTACTTTGATAATAAGTACCCGGACTAGCATAAGCCATTGTAGCAGTTATTTGAGTATTAGAAGACAATGTAAAAGCATTGCTTGTTGGAGTAGGACTAAAGGTAATATCCCTTGCATTAGGGGCAAATGAAGCCCACATCTTAACATTAGTAGCACTATTACTATTTGCACAATCTGACCTTAATGATGTTTGAGTTGTAGAACCACTTAATTGGTCTCCATCGCCATCTGCAATTAAGCCTAGATCAGATAATTTACAATTTAATGCAGAGCTAAACGCCACAACCGCACTTCCTCTCACTTAATTCTTTTACAGCCTCTATCAATAAAGGGACAAGCTTATCATATTGTACTGCATGGTACTGAGGGTCTATAGGAGCCTCTGTAACCGCCTCTGGCAGCACTTTTAACACTTCCTGAGCAGATACACCAACCTTTTTCTGCCCAGTATCATAACCAAGTTGCCCTGCGACCTCATTTGGCTGATAATGGAATCCATTAAGTGAACATACTTTATCTAAAGCTTTCTCTATATTACCATATCTATTCTTTAATCTATCATCTGAATAATAAGCAGTTACTTCATTTGTAGCTCGTATCTCTCCAGTTGTTCCCGAAGCTGCTGTCCCAACACCAATACTATCTGCTCTAAAATCATTAAATGTTACATCAGAAGTGGTTAAGACATTTTGGTTCATATCATATAATTCATTAGCACCTTGACCAGTATTTACAGTAGTGAATACAACTGCTGATTCAGAATCGACATCCTGATCCATTTTATAGAGCTCATAGGCTCCTTGTCCAGTATTAAGAGTGGGGCATGTCAAGGCCCCAAAGGTTACAGCATCATCACTATCTATACCCAATGAAGTTCTTGTTGGAAGAGTTTGATCTCCTGTATTAGTACCTGAAGTATTGCCTAAAACAGTTATATGTGTAGATGTAATACTATTAGCAGCATGTGAAGTTGCTATATAAGCATGAGTATGATTCCCAATGGCTGCATCAGAGCCACCAGTTCCTAAATCTGCATAAGCAGCATCACCAAGACTAAGAGTTGTTTTTATTTCAGCTACTGAGGTAACACCTGTTCCACCTCTTGCAACCGCCAATGTCCCACTTGTAATATTTCCAGCTGAATGATTATGAGAAACTAAAGCAAAATCTTCAGCATCTCTTGTAGCTATATCCCCAAGTCCAAGAGTCGATCTACCTGTTGATTGCACTCCTGAATAAGTCGATCCATTCCAATTGACATCAGTATTATGATTGACATCAGGAGCAGTATTTGTAATAGTTAATACATCATCAGCTGTAAAGTTTACATCAATACCAGTACCTTCTTTTATCCAAAGAGTGTCATTAGTAGTAATCGAATAAGTAGTACCATCATGATCTTTTATATTCCAAGAAATATAATTATCATAAGTACTAGTAAAAGATGGAGTTACTGTAGTAATATTACTAGCATTTGAAAACGCCCATGTTATTCCACCTCCGTCTATAAATCTTAGATTAGCAGTGGTATAACTCAAGTATCCTCCTAATGGATTGACTTCTGAAACAGCTATTGTAGCCGCAGCTCCATCAGAAGCTATTGTAAGATAACCCCCATTTAAATCATCAGTAGATGTAACAAGAATACCAGTACCCTGTTTTATACCTCTAATCTTCCCCTCAGTTCCCGAAGAACTGAATACTAAAGTACCCTGTAATCCAGAGCTAGAAGAATTTAGTAAAGAATAACTTGTAGTATTATTATCTACTGGAACTTGCCAACTACCATCCTTACGCAAAAAGGAATTGGCATGAGAAGAAGCTCCTGCTAATACAAGACCAGCAGCATAAGAGTTAGATGAACCCATAGTTGTTGGAACAAGCCCGTCAGCATATCCCTTTGTAGCTAAGTCAGCATTATTAGATGGTGTTACCCCAGCTTGAGTAGCTGTAAATGGGACAGAACCATCAGGGAGAATAAATCCTGCAACAGCTGAATAGTTTATAACCTCATCCTGTATAGTCTCATCCTTATCAGTAAAAAGCATTTGACGCTTAGCCCAACCATCAGTAAACTTACCTTCTATAAAATATTTTCCAGCATCTTGATCTTTAAATAGTCTAATATCACCATCACTACCAGTAGCCCCCTTAGTTCTAGATTCAGTTACAGACTTATTATTTACTGCTTTTACAATATCATTAATATCATCGTATACTTGAGACCATGCTCTTTGATTAGAATCAACAGCTGGTGATCTCTTTATCTTAACATCTGGCATTAGGTAGGACTTCTCTTTGTCTTAAATAAAACACTTATTGCACTGCATTCATCTACAGTACCAGCAGCGGCTCCCTGAGTAGGCTTTACTCCTACTCTAATCTTTAAATGCTTACCATTGACAAGCAATCTTTTTGTTTGCTTTGATAATCTTGTCAAAGCATTACTATCATTTGCTGGGTCTGAAACATCAGTATAACTAGTTGGCTTTGTTCCATCTGTTTTGTAAGCTAACTTTAAAGAATTAGGCACAAGAATAGACTTTATATTTTTTTCTTGGGTATCATTACCCATAGTAAGGTCTTTTGAATGCCATTCCCAAATTCTTTTATTACTTCCGCCTAAGAACTTTACTACACTAGTACCAGTGCCTACATTTAAAGAAGTATCATTCAATATATAAAATCCCTTAGGCTGAGTAGTCCCTTCAGTATCACCAAATGACAATAAGTCCCATCGTTTTCTAGGTATATTCCAAGCCCAAGCATAATAATTATTACCGTATTTAAATGTAAAATAAACACTTCTTCTGGTTGCATCATACATAGCACGAGTATGGTAAGTAGTATCTCTATTCTGCCAAGCTGTAGTATCCCCTCTTACTATAGGCTCTCCTATAGGCTCTGCTGACTGACCATTATGTTGATATATATTCTTATTATCAGCAAAGAATAATCCGAAATCAGTAGATACTATAGCATCGTCATTTAAACATCCAACGCCTTCAAATACATCCTCTATATATAATTCTGTTCCACCCCTTATACGATAAGTATTCAACTCATCAAAAGCATATATCCTGCCTCCAAAAGCAGCCAAAGCAGTAGGAACTGTAGGAATCTTAATAAAATCTACTAACCAATCAAATACATCAAATTTACCTACTTTAGATACAAAAATATAAGAAGAAGCATCATCTACGTATCCCTCATGCCAACACTTACCTATATAATGTTGATTATTTAATTGAGTAGACATAGCATAATTAGGTAAGGTTCCCTCTAGAGATTCAGCTAATCCTGATTCAGCTTCGTAAGAAGCTCCCTTGATCCCCTTATCCTCAAATACATATGAATATGCATCACCAGCTCTAGTCCAAGCCTTTGATAACAATACAACCTTAACTAATCTATAAAGAGATGATGGTAAGGTAGCAGAATTAGTAGTAGCCTCAGCTCTATATACTTTTACTGCAGAAATTCTAGCAGGCAATTGAGAAAAATCATTCACTGTTACAGTCATAGTAGTATTCGTAGTATCAGTCTTTACATCACTTAAAGTCTCCATTGAAAGCGGAGACTCCTGATATCCATCATAGATTACAGAAAGTTTATAAAAATAAGTATACCCAGATTGCAAATCACCCGTATTAGTACCATGATCAGCTGCTGCCATACTTATTGCACTATGATCTATTAAATATGTTTGAGCCACATTCTGAGCAAATGTTTTTGATAACTTATCAAATCCAGCAGTACCAGACTGTCTGAGTAAAACAAAATTAGTACCATCAGCTGCCCACGCAGAACCAATCGCAGCTGTACTAGAAACATATCCAAAATTCACATTAACGCCAAGTCTTTGTGGCTGACTGGTTGGAGTTACATTATACACTGTCCCTGTAGTTGGAGTATTAGAAGATTCAGTAGTTAAAGAATATCTATTATAGTTACCACTTGTTTCTATACCAGTCCAAGAAGTAGATATATCTCCAGATAACTTTTCTATCTTATCTCCTAGAGTAAGATATACTTCACCACCAGTATTATCTATACCAATACTATCTATATTTATTGCAGAGAAGTTATTATCATCATTATTTGCTCCTAATGGATGATAAACATTATATATAGGTACAAAATCTGGGGCAGAAACAGTAGCATCGTGATCATTCTTTATCCTATGCAAACAAAGTGTTCTAATAGATGATACAGTATCTATAGCTTCAGTAAGAGTATTCCCACTATTAACAATTGTAGAAGTAGCTTTTCTCAACCATCTATAATTCCAAAATGTAATACTATCAGCACCTGTATTAGGATATCTAGCAAGCCAGTAAACAGCAGCAGCATCAGATGGATGCTTTATAAGACTTCTTGAAAAAGTTTCTTTTATAAAAGTGCTCTTAGGAACAAATTCATCTGCTTCGATTGTTGAGGTAGAATTTATATTCAACACGTCACACCATGTACCAGCAGTATTTACATCCCCACCAGACATTCTTGGCATTTTATTAGCCAAAGTAGGAGTACTGGAACTTCCAGAGCGAGTAAAATTCCATAATAACTGTGCGGTTGAAGCAGCACTTCCAACAGTTCTAGAATCCCAATGTGCAGCTACCCAAATCTTAGTATTGGTAGCAGTATATTCTATATCAGAATATTGACTACCACTAGGCCCGGGATAAGTGCTGGGCAAAGTATACGTATAAACCTTTACGTCTAGATCATCTACATCTACTTCATATACATATCCATCACCTAACTTATCTAGTACATATAATGTCCCAGTAGAAGGGTCTGAACAAATAGATTGTAAATTAGAAAAAGTTCCTTTAGTAGAGGAAGATACCTTCTTTCCTGCATCAGAAGAATTAGAACCATCTATCTTCCATATTCTTGTACCACCCTTTTGAATACCATAAATATATCCCTTACTACTCTCTCCTAATACAACCTTATGCATATAAGGAAGAGAGGATGGATACTTTACTTCAGCATCTTCAGCTACTAATACTTTTGCACCCTCGGTAAGTCCTTGATGATTTGTATACCCCATCCACTGAGGTGGATTATTTTCACCTAAACCAACATGAACTTCCTTATTATGAGTTTCCATAGAAACATTAGTTAAAGGAGTGTCATTAAAAGATATCCCACCAATAGTATCAGCACCTTCAAATGGCTTAGCATTATCTTCGTGATTTAATCTAGTAGTATTATTAGCAGCTTCAGCACTTGTGATAAAATGAAGTTTATTTACATCATCTTCCCAAGCAATTATATCTTCTTTTATAGAACCATCTTCATTTAAAGACTTTATTACTCGAGCCTTATCAATGTCTGGAGCTGCATTACCAGAATCGTCTTTATTCCTTATAGTAACTGCAGCATTTACTGGAGCACCTTGTAATATCCCATCCTTATTGACACAATCAAGGTTAAGAGAGTAAGTAGCAGATTGCTCAGGTGTATCAGCAGTATCTGGCGTTGTTACTGTACCAGACTCAAACTTGTTTATTTCAAGCAACTGTTTTGCCATATTTAACCCTCTATAAGCTTACCCCACAGTGAAGTTCTACCTTCGATGATATTTATTACATGAACTGTAAATAAACCCTTGTCAAAGTAATCTACCACTGCAAAAGCATGTGACCAATTATGTTGTCTTCCGCCAAGCCAGCTATTCTGCTCAGAAGTCATATCTTTCAAGCATCCTATAGACCAAGCAGACTTTACTCCATCTAGGTGAGTAACACTACTTTGCTGTAAGTCATGATGATGTCCATACATCAAATTTGCACCTAATCTTAGCAAGTGATTCCTCGTATGAGTCATCCCTGCAAAGTGGTGTCCATGGTAGTAATTCATTCTACCTATCTTTAGATATTTACCAGCAGGATAATATTTATATCCTCTTTCATCAAGCTTCATTGCTTTCTTGAAAGTATAATCAGTTAAGTATGGATTCTCCATAACAAACCGATCAAGCCATTCATCATGGTTGCCTTGAGTAAGATACTTCTCCTTGCAACCAACCTTATCCAATGCCTCATCTACCATATCCATCCCAGCATTGACATCCACTATGTCTTTATCGACATATGGGATTTGGTATTCTAAAGGTGGACGTTTTTTCTTTTTCCACTGCCAGTGACTTACAGACTGAAACTCACCGACATCTCCCAAATCCAAGTAGAAGTCAGGTTTTATTATCTTTATTGCCTTCAAGAGGCAATTCATAGCACGAACATCGTGCAAAGGAAAGTGCTTGTCAGGGGTTATTATACCCCTCTTAGTCACTCCCTTATCTAATTTGGTAATCCTTCGCATACAGTATCCATCTCCTCTAAATCAAAGTGTAATTCCTTTAACTTGCTAAGATGCCTATCAGTAATTCTCTTACTGAATCTTAGCAATTGAACACCACAAGTTTCACATTCCCAAAATAAGGCACCATCATAGGCACCTAAGACCTCAACATCCTTCATTGTTGTATTATGACAATGGGGACATAGCTCAGGTCTATCTGGAAAGAATTTTGTACCAGCTACTTGGTCAAAATCAGAAACAGTTATGGTAATTGTTGCGATACTATTTTGCTCCTAAGACTTCTCTCATTACATTTTCTACTACATCATAAATAGCAGTAAGAAGTTTTTCTTCTGTCTTTTCATTAATCAAAGGAATATCAATGCTCTTATTTAGACCATCGATAATTGCTTCTTTCGTATCATCATTGAATAAATGTGCTGCTACGATTTCTTGTAAACTCATATTAACTCCTATTAAATTAGACTAAATAAATAGCCAACTCCAGACATTAGGATAGTTCCTATTACTATTACGGCTCCCTGCAATCGATAAAACTCTTTTGCTGGAACCATATTCGCCCTGATATGTTTAACATCCGTTTTGATCTCTTGAATATCAAGTTGATTCTGTCTAGAGATAGACTCTTTAGCCATTATTTTTTCGTTTTCTTTTCTTCGCTATCCTTAGCTTTGGATTCTTCTTCCTTAGCTTTCTCAAGCAATTGTTGCGTTATTGCAACGGCTCCAGTTACTTGGTGAAAGTTCACCTCGGCTTGTTTTTGCTGGTCAGTTAAGCCATCTAACTGCTCTTGTAATTCAACTACAGTCATTTTATTATCTCCTATTTTGACTATTTGAAATTAAGAATATATTTTTATTATTCATAGTTTTTTTATCCGTTGTTAATTCTCATGGCTTTATAGTACATATCCATATCGCCACCCCTTATATCAACAGATATTGTTAGGGCTAAGATCATTACTAATAAAAGGACTATCCAGTATAAACCATAAAAGAATTGCTCATCTCTAAGCCTCATGGTTTCTTTAATCCTAGTTTCTGCATTAAGCTTTTATTCTCTTCTTCCAATTCTTCTGCATGGTGCTCTAATTCTTTAACATGCTCTTTTTCCATATTAGCCATCTTTTGATTCAAGACTGTTACTTCTGTATGTAATTCTGCTACTGTTCTCTCTAGATCAGTAATCCTCATTTGAATACTATAAAAGCCACCAGCGAAAACTCCAACGGCAAGGATGATCTTGACAAGAAAACTGATGCTAATTGTAAGGTTGAGTGAATCATTTATCGCCTTTGACATCCCTAAGCCTCGTTATTTCTTCTTCAATTCTTTGTAATTTTTCGTCCTGTCTGACATCAGAAGGGATAGGTAAATTTTGCATAGCTTTCATTTCTTTTAGGGTTTGTCCATTCATATTCGATTGATGCTCAATAAATTGTAACCGAGCATTTAATTGTCCATATCCATAAACCATAGCAGCTATAAAACCAATTGCCTGAAGTAACATTGGAACACTGATATTTAAACTACTGCTCTCTGATAATGGTTTCGTCATTATTAACCTTTAGCATTACCACCATCCTATCCCAGTTACAAATGCGATTGTTGTCCATATTCCAAATGCGATTAAAAACCTCGCATATAGATTTCCAAATTTTTGATTCATCCTACCTTCTTC